GTATTTATGTCAGCTGGTCAACTAGCTTACAAAATAAGTATAACGGAAAATTTTCTATTTGTCAACCATTTTGATAGAAAATTTTACATTATTTTGTAAAGCCTTATTTTTGGAGGTTTTTACACATGACTATTTTAGATAGAATACGCTCGTTAGCCAATGATAGAAAGGTTACTCTTGCCGAATTGGAAAGGAACTTGAATTTTAGTAATGGCAGTCTCAGAAAATGGGAAACTTCAACTCCTAGTGGCGATAAAATTGAAAAAATCGCTGATTACTTTAACGTATCAGTTGATTATTTATTGGGCAGAACAAAAAATCCTTACACATCGAATGACGATTTGATGAACACTCAAGAGCTTGAAACTCTAATAATGTTTCGAAAAGAAACTGAGGATATGTCCGACGATGAAAAAGAGCGTTTTAACAAAGCACTCTTTAGCATGATGAAAAATGCTCGTGCTCTTGCCAAAGATGATTCTTTCTGGAAGTAGGTGGCTATTTGAAACGATTTACAAGACCCTCAAAAGAAACTTACTTACAATATCACGAAAATGCAAACAGACTACTTATGGATATATCTAACCATTTCAATGTCCATATTTCTCAAATCACTTTCGACCTAATCATTGAATTCTTTGAAACTAAGTTTAATATTTTATTTGTCTATTTTGAAGCGGATTTAATGTACAAATGGTTATCTAATAAAAAACAAGAAGTCAAATACAATTTAACTTCAAAAAATTCCCTTTCGTTAGTTGATTTTAGTTTTTGTAATGTTTGCTCTGGAATGACAATTCCTGATTTCGAAAGAAATCGTTTTATCGTTTACATAAATCAAGATGTTGTTAAGAGTAGAGTTATGTTCACAATACTTCACGAATTAACTCATATATATTTCCATCTTATGAGTTCGGTATATGATAAGGTTCTAGTTTCTAAGACCTCGTCAAACTATAGCGACTCCTACCCAACTGAGATTGCCCCATTAGAGGACGAAGCAAATACCATTGCATCAATTTTGTTTCTCAACGATTATAAACTGCTTGAATATATAAATTCTGGGCTGACATTCAAACAACTTATTGATCTCAGTCAAATGTCAAAACCTGCATTACATAATCGTTTGATGAACTTTCTAATGTATAATTGTAGTTGCCAAGAGTATTACGCCCTCAGCATAGTCCAAGGGTACAAAAATGACGAAGACTGGGCTATTTTGACTTTGCAACAATTTCAAAGAGAACTACAAGAAATTGCTTAAAATACAAGAGGTAAAAAGAACACAACGACATCCGAACTATTGGGGAAGTCGTGAGCATTCATAGAGAAAAATAAAATAAAGGAGAATACCCATGAAAAAACTACTAACAACATCAGCAATCTTGCTTACTGCTAGTGTTCTAGTAGCCTGCTCTAACAATCAATCGGCTACCAAAGATAGCTCGGAGCAACCAAAAACAGAGCAAACCAAAGCGAACGACAAACCCGCTTCTAAAAAGGCTACTAGCTTAGACGATTTCAAAAAAGCGCTAAAAAACAACGGTTTCACAATCAAAGAGGAAATAAAAAAATCAGCTAGTCTCATTCAAGCTGAATCAGGAAAAGGTTTTATCTTAGATGATGATACTGCTGTAGAGGTTTACGAATATTACGATAAAAACCCGATGTTTGAAGAAGCTAAAAAAGAAAAAGAGTTAATCGGACACCCTGCTTATATCTACGGGAATTATGTTGTTTTAGTACTCAATGCTACAGACTCAAAAGATAAAATTTTAGAGAGTTTCAAAGGATTTGAGTAGAGAAAAACCAACTGTTTCCAAAATGGAAACAACTCAAAAAAGCCCCACGCTCTCAAAGTTTGGCGACTCTGAGCGTGAGGCAAAGTGATTGTATAGTAAAATCCCTAACTACTTAGGTTGTTTTACTATACTCTATTTTACCATAGAATGGAGTAAAAAATGAAAAAAATCGAAAGACCATCAAAAAAAACAATAGAAAAACTGTATAATGACCAAAAACTTACCCTTGAAGAATGTTGCCAAATACTAGGTATAAAGTCACCTATTACTCTTAGAAAATGGATGAGAGAACTTAGAATAGAGACTAGGGACGTCAATAGATTGAACTCTTTAGAACATAGATTGGGGCTTACAGAGGATGAACTCAAAATAAAACTTGAACATATGTATTTTCAAGAAAATAAAGGACTAAACAGGATAGCTAAAGAGTTAGGGGTGACGCGTACTGTTATCAGTAGGAGATTTGAAAAATTTGGAATAAAAAAACTTGACCCTGTTTCAGCTAAAACCGTATTTGGTTCAGCCGAAAACAGCGGAAATTGGAAAGGAGGTAGGATAGTACAAAACGGCTACTATATGGTTCGCTGTCCAAATCATCCAAAAGCCATGCTAGGCTACGTATATGAGCATAGACTGGTTATGGAACAACATATCGGACGCTATCTAGAAAAAGATGAAATAGTACACCACAAAAACAGGGATAAACAAGATAACAGATTAGAAAATCTTGAAATACTAACACCATCAGAACATAACAAGGTACACCGTAAAGAGCTAAACGAAAGCCGATGGGGGTGATTGTATGTCAAAAGCAGCAATATACATTCGCGTTTCGACTGCAATTCAAGCTGAGGAAGGTTACTCAATAGACGAGCAGAAAGCCAAGCTGGAAGCCTATTGCAAAATCAAAGATTGGAAGATATACGATGTTTATGTTGATGGTGGATTTTCAGGCTCAAACACAAAAAGACCCGAACTAGAGCGCTTGATTTCAGACGCTAAACGCAAGAAATTTGACACAGTTCTAGTCTATAAGCTGGACCGTCTTAGCCGTAGTCAAAAAGACACGCTTTACTTGATTGAGGATATTTTCATAAAGAATAATATAGCCTTTCTGAGCCTACAGGAGAATTTTGACACCTCTACTCCTTTTGGAAAGGCTATGATTGGGCTCTTGAGTGTCTTTGCTCAGCTAGAAAGGGAGCAAATCAAGGAACGTATGCAACTTGGAAAAATAGGACGGGCAAAGGCTGGGAAATCCATGATGTGGGCTAAAACATCTTACGGATACAATTATCACAAAGAAACTGGAACTGTGACTATCAATCCAGCTCAAGCCGTTGCTGTTAAATTTATATTTGAGAGTTATCTGAGAGGGAGATCCATTACTAAACTGAGAGATGATCTAAATGAGAAATACCCAAAACATGTGCCTTGGAGTTATCGGGCGGTCAGGACCATACTAGATAACCCTGTCTATTGTGGTTTCAATCAGTATAAGGGAGAAATTTATCCAGGTAATCATGAGCCGATTATTTCAAAAGAGGAATACGATAAGACTCAATCTGAGCTAAAAATCAGACAAAGGACAGCAGCAGAGAATGTCAATCCTAGACCATTCCAAGCTAAGTACATTCTATCCGGTATCGCCCAATGTGGATATTGTGGAGCACCTTTAAAAATTATTTTAGGAGTAAAGAGGAAAGATGGGAGCAGGTTTAAAAAATACGAATGTCATCAAAGACACCCAAGAACACTGAGAGGCATCACTACCTACAATGATAACAAAAAATGTGACTCAGGATTTTATTACAAAGATGACCTTGAGGCTTATGTACTGACAGAAATCAGCAAGCTACAAGATGACGCTGGTTATCTGGACAAAATATTTTCAGACGACAATGCCGAGACCCTAGACCGTGAGAGCTATAAGAAACAAATAGAGGAGCTATCAAAGAAACTGAGCAGACTCAACGATCTATACATAGATGACCGCATTACCCTTGAAGAATTACAGAGCAAGTCAGCCGAATTTATAAGCATGAGGGCCACTCTTGAGACTGAACTGGAAAACGATCCAGCACTCAGGAAGAACAAAAGAAAGGCTGATATGAGGAAACTGCTAAACGCTGAGAAAGTTTTTTCAATGGACTACGAAGGTCAAAAGGTACTTGTTAGAGGGCTTATAAACAAGGTTCAGGTAACAGCTGAGGACATTGTCATCAAGTGGAAAATATAAGTAATTTTAGTAACCAACATCTCCACAAGTGTGAAAGCTTTAACCTTAGCTTTTTTCAAGAATGTTATCATTTTTTTCATGTTAAAAATTTACCTCCATATTTTGATACATGGGCATCAGCATTGCCGCATAAAGTAAAACGATAATCAGTGCCACAAAGATAAAGACCAGTGGCTGCACCAGATTCATGGTGCGGTTGACTCGGGTAAAAAAGGTTTCCCAAGTTTTTTCAGCATAGATTTCCAACTCACTACCCAGCTTGGACTTGACTTCCCCATACTCGATGATGAGGCTCAACTCCTTCTTAAAGAAAGGATAGGTTGCTATGGTTTGAGAAAATTCGCGGCCACTTTGTAGGGATTGAGCTAGGTCTTGACCGATTTCTTTAAAGAGCTGAGAACCTTGTTCCTGCATCATCTGAAAAATCTGCGTCAGCTCCATTCCCTGCGAAATCATATTCCCCCATTCACGCGCATAATAGGCTGTCAAATAAGTCTGCACAAAAATTCCAAAAAAGGGAAGGCGTGCTAGGATAGAAAAGACGCGCATCTTAGAACTTCTTTTATAAAAAGTGAGTGCTAAAAGGGCAAGTATGGAAACAAACCCTACCATGCCTAGAAAGATTTGTGGCAGATTGCCAATGATTTGGGTGGCAATATTGCTACTATCCAGTTGTGGTAGTAGATAGTTCCGTAGTCCCAGCATGATTAAGAGAAGAAAACCCAGCAAAATCAAAGGATAGGTCGCTACTTCAATTAATTTTTTCTTGACTTTGGCTAGATTGTCTAGATACTCTTCTATCTTTCCCAAACTCAGGTGGAGATTTCCATGGACTTCAGCTAGGGATAACTGAGTGACAATGGCACTTGAAAAACCCAAACTTTCCATCATTTCTGAGAATGATTTTCCCTGAGACAAGCCTGTACGCATCTGGGTCACACACTGCTTGTCCAACAAAGCACTCCTATCTAAAAAGGAGATGGTCTCCACCAGATGAAAACCGCTGGAAAAGAGATTATTAAACAGGGTGATGATATTTTTTTGCTTAGCTGTAGCTAATTTTTTCCGTTTCAGCCTGAAGACTTGTGATATGTCCATCTTTAAGAAGCT